GAAATAGCGGGTTGACCTTGATTAAACACGACATCAACAACTGCCTGAACTTTCTTGGCAGTGCTGATACCCACTCTATCATAAGTTGGGATACAAACCAACCCAAATGTCTTCTCACTTCCACCCAAACGTATCACACGACCGATAGACTGACTGATACCAATGTAGTCCATGTTACGCATGAAGATAACAGCCTCAAGTCCACTGACGTTGATACCTTCAGACAGAATAGAATGATGAATGACAACAAACTTCTTCTCAGGATCTTTGCCCCAAGTGTTAAGAGTGTTGAAAAACTCCTCACGATTGACTTTCTTACCATCAATGATTGCACCAGTTTTGGATGTAATCGTCATCCAAGAATAACCACGTTGGGCAAGTTGAACACAAAAGTCAGAGTTGCTGATCAGTCCAATGATTTGCTTGGTGGTGCGAGCACAGATCAGAGTTTTGCTGATGTTGTTGTCATCAATCGTTTCCAGCAGATTGACACTATCCTCTGCCCACATTACTTTGCGACCTTTGATCAAAGGCAGTTGCTTGACAACAACTTTAGGAGGAAGAATGAACCCACCTTCAACTAACTCAGGAGCAGGAACATTGCACAGCACCTGACCATAAACATCTCCCCAGTTCATGCCTGGTTTCTTAGGAGTGAGAGAATGTTTAGGAGTTGCAGTATAGAAGTAGCAACGATCAGCATTTTGTGCAAAGAACTCAGTAGCACCGAAGAAGTTCTTCTTCACGGAATTGTGTGCTTCATCAAAGTAAATGGTATTCACCTCAATATCTGCTTGACGAACACGATCAAGAGAATTGTAAGTGGTGAAGATCAGAACGTTCTCACCTGCGGTGCGGGCAGTGTTAGCAAACAGGTGAATGTGTTCTGGTTTGGTAGAAGAATAGTGATGCGTCTCACCACTATGAACATGCATCACATGCACATTCTTGGTATCAATAACTTCCAGAAACTCAGAGCACAGTTGTTCTGCCAAAAGAATACGCGGAGCAACAACAACTGTGGTTGTGCCATTGTTGATAGAATCATGACGACGTTGAGTATCAACAATCATCGTCAAAGTCTTGCCACCACCAGTAGGAACGATGATCTGACCTTTCTGATAAGAAAGCATACGATCAAGGATGCGTTTTTGATGTGGACGAAGAGTCAGTGTCATGCGTATTGCCTTGATGAAGATAATATAAAGCACAGAGAGACCTCCAGGAGACCCTCTGTGCCACTTGTTTGCCTGTCCTAAGGCATATGGATCAAAGGAGTTGAATTGCTTCAGTTTCCCCCTCAATTTGAGGCATTGCCCAGATCTCAATAGGAAGATCGGCAATAGTTACTTCTGGAAGATTAAGAGTCATACCCATACCAGTTGCTGCACATGCTTTCTGAATTTTATCACGGAAGAAGTTAATCGGACCAGAGAAGATTTCCTCCATCACAACAGGAAACTCAGCACGTTCTTTTTCAATAATGCCTTCATGTTCTGCCATGCTAGAAACAATCAGACGAACCTTTTCTTTCTTCACAACTGCTTTGTATGCAAGTCGTAGAACATCACCAGCATAACGATAAGTGTGCTGGTTGTCAAGGGTTTTTGCCCTCAGAGCAACACCATCTTCTTCACAATAGTTGTTAGTTCCGAAATAAGTGCTAGACTTGATCCAATCCTTTTGTTCTTCTTTGGTGGTGTTAAACACCTTGGTAGACTTAGTGCTGTGATCAAGAATCGCGTTCTTGATTGAAGTAATAGTCGGTTTGTGAGAATAACGACTGCTAACACCAGTCACACTGAGAAGAGTATTTACAACTTCCAAAGTAAGAGGAAGATTGTTATCTTCAATGACAAGTTTAACTGCATTTACAAAGTCATTCTGAACAGCATTGACAGTGCCATCAGTTGCATTGACATACAGACCCATCAGTGTAAGAACTGAGGAATTATTGAGACCATCAAGAATTTTATCACCAACAAACTTGCGTTCGTAAAATGCAACAGGAACTTGAGGATAATTGTTCTCTTTTACTGCCTTTAGAAGGTGCCTGTGGTCAAACAGTTCTTCACCATATTCACCAAGAAAAACACTAAAGGGCCAGCATTTAACTGCCCATCCTTCTTTTGTAGAGGCAATAAGGACATCTATGTTTCCTTTTGCACTTTCAGTTTTTCGTGGATAATTTGCAGTTGTGGGAGTCAACTTAGAGGGGACTCGCACACCAAACCCCGTAAAATTCAAAAGGGGATAGTTTGGACTATCTTCCTGAGAGACTTCAATCATCTCAGAAAGTTGGGCGTTGGAATTGATCTTGAACTTTTTCATTGTTGTACTCTGTGAGGTTTTTGTTGATGCCCATCAAAATGATTGAGCATTGTAATTATATATCAAGAAGAGATAGTTGTCAACTATCTTCTTCCTCTTGCTTTTGTTCTACTTTCTTGGTGACTTTGGGACCAACCTGCACAAGACCATTGTCATAAAAGTATCTCACACGTTCTCGACGTGCTTGCAAGAGAATATCATATTGCTCTTGCTGATCTTTAGTGAATCGGAAATCTTGACGTTTCCAAGTTTCACGAAGTTCTTGAAGATGGGGCAGCACGTTGACAGTAGAGGTAGGAGGATTCATTGGATCAGTAATCAATGTTGGACTTAAGGTATTCATTCATGCTGAAGTCTTGCTCTTCTTGAATCAAGTCTTCAAGATCTTCGCAAACATAGTCAAAGTTGACCAGTTCTTCAATCTGTTGATCGTTGATGTAGTAATCCATGTGTGTCAGTTGTTTGACTCTTTTAATATACAGGAATCAGGGGGCAGTGGACAAGTTAGTGGACAGTGATCTGAGTGTCCACTGCACTCAGGTTTTTCTTTACATGTTCTTCCCAGAAGATTGCATCTTCAATCTTCAGAAAGGTTGCTGTCTGTTTGGCATAACCTTTTTTCTTCGGTTTTAGATAGTTCACTCGGTACATCATTCCAGTGTCGAATCACTCCAGAAACAATAAAAACATTAGTAGTGAGATAAGTGAAAAATATAACAGTCCGTATGATAGCAACGACATCTGATTCTTTGTCATCTTTACTTGCCTTCTCTCCTATTGCTTTTGCCCACCATCGCCAGGTATTTTTTCTCTTTGACATTTTCTACTCTTGATATATTCTAACTGGTGCCAATACTGGGGAAAACATAAGACCAAACAATGAGTTTTTCTATGTAATGAACAATGTTTGATATTTTCCTCGTCCTTACACCTTACACCTATCTCAATCGTAATGTATTCTTTGTCATAGAAATATACCCAACCCTCAGTAATTCTACCAAGTGAATCTGTCCACTTAACATAGTCATTTACTTTGGGATGGTAAGTCATACAAATGCGGACATTAACGGGTTAAGGTTTAGTTGCATGGCAGAATAAGGTCTAGTATCACTAAAATCTACCTGATCTCCGTGCTTGGTGGAGTTAATAGGCGCATGATAGCATCCCTTCTTTGTATTGTAGAACCCCCAGATAGATCTTGGAGGTGTATCAGTGTAAGAAAACTGACCATGATTGATAATCCAAATAGCAAGAAGATTTCGTTTGTGTTCAGTGACTTCATAAGAGTAACCTTGTGGAGGTTGATGGGAGAAATCAGGGGGCAGTTCTAACTGGTTCATCATCTACACAGAGTGATTCATAATCAGGATACATTGTAGTCGCAATGTATTGTGCGAGGTGACTATTGGGTGCCACTACATAAACATCCACACTGTAAAAGTTTTTTTCTTCACCAACATCTTGCATGGAAAGTTCTAAATTAACTCTCCACACATTTCCATTCTTGAGATGTTGATCCCAAGAGACGATCATATCAGGTTTCAGCATGATGTGCCTTCAAATCAGGGTTTGGTTGAGATGGTTCAAATGGAGAACGATCAAGGTTCTTGATTACAATAAATGCGTCTTTATTGTACTTGCGAGTGCCAATGGGAGATTGCCACTTTTTGTTGTAATCTTCACCTACATCAATTCCTGATACACAGGTGCCACCAATCTCCACGGCAATGTTTGCATCTCTTTCCCAACCAAGTTGTTCAAGAGCAATAGCAAGTTGTCCCAACCATGCACCATTTGACATAACAGATTCTTCACTCATGTAGTGAACTCCTCAACAATTTGGGACTCAAGTTCTTCGGCAAGAGCATAGGTGCGGGCATTTTGAATGTTGTGACGAAGTTGTGGATAATGTTGCACATTAAACTCTTGATCTTTCTGAACAATCAGATCAAAACATTCGTTCTCATCTTCAGCAATTACATTCCAGAGACCACCATATTCAGATTGAGGGAATGGAATGAAATGTTCGACAAGATAGAAAAATTTAGTCATTTTCTCCGATGAATTACTCATAGATTATATCACGAACAGAAGAACTCTTCAAGATAGTAATCAACAGTAACCTCAAGTTCTGCTGCCTCACGTTCAACCATCAACCAAAACTCCTCAGCAATTTGTTGTGCGTTCACCTTTTCTTGTTCAGTCATGTCAATCAAACAGCAAGGTTTCCAGCAGGGATTTCAACGATTTCAGGATCTTTGTCGTTGAACTCATTCATATTGTAGCATACCCACTCACCATTACGGAAGACATAGGAATACTCTTCATTGTCAGAAAAATACTCCTCCAGGTTTTTATCAAGACGAGGAGGGCAATCTTCACCACGCTCAGAGTAATACTCTGCACGATTTTCATCACCCCAGGCAGCAGACATGTCACCACCATCAATCAATTCAGATGCTTTTGTACGGGAATTGTAGTGGGTGTTCAGGATGCGACCCAACCAGGACTCATATCCATCCCAGTGGTGATAGGCAGACAGAATAGAACCGTCTTTGAGTTCAATGCCGATTCGTGAACGGGTTGCCATGAGTGGTTTGCTTTTGACTCTTTTAATATACAGGAGATCCTGGTGGAAGGGGAGAAAGGTGGTCAGTTCAACCACCGTCCACTTGGCACCCTGCCATTGCACCACCGACGATCCCCAGAGGGATTGCCCACAGACGACCATCACCACGGGACAGGGCAGCACCTAAACCACCGCCAGCAATACCACCAAGCACAGAACCTTCGATGCAAGAATTCTCATCAACTTTTCCTACATTTGGATGTGCTTCTTCGTGATAAGGACGACGATTTTCTCTATAAGGAACAAATTGTGGTCCCTCACAATAAATTCTAATCTTTTTATAGTATTTTCTTACATAACCAGGATTCTTTGCAGTTCCTGGTACATATTCCTCTCTATATTCTTTTCTAAAACAAGTTCTTTCTTCTGCCCAACCTGAGTTAGATTCATACCTATTATATCTTCCAGGTTTTGCCTCTGCTGGTACAGCAGCAGCAAATAAAAGCAGTGCTGCGAATGCAAGTTTCATGAGACTTGTGTGACTAATAGTAATTTATATTAAAAAAGGGAGTATGTCAATACTCCCTGTGACACTATTCAGATTGTCTTGCCTTTTGCACTAGATACTCAGCAAATTCTTCCATTTTTTCGGGGTGAATTGCAACGATACCTGCTTGTTCCACCGCAACTTTCATTGATTCAATGTGTTGATCTTGAATTTTTCGATCTTTGGGTAGAGTCATCGGCAATCTCCTGAATGTAGTGATATGCTAACATATCATTTCACAAATAGTTAGTAATTTAATGTTTTCTTCGGGATTGCTTAAGAAAGCTTAGGAGTGTATTCGTAACCGTATTGGGATAACATCATGTCAAACTCATCATCGGGTGCTTTACCTTCCCAAAAATCAGTCCAATCTTTATCAGTTGCTTCACTAATTGCATCAAGACGAGCACGTTTGTTATAGTATTCAGTCTCTTTCATGTTATACTCACGTTCCTTGTTTTTAGATACTCCAGATTCTGGGTGAGACCATTCAATCTTATCAACATTAAGATGTGTGAGCACCTTATTTACTTTGTTGAGTTGATCTCTGTGATAGTTTGCCCAGTCAAGAACTTCTTCAGTTAAGTCAGTGCAAAACTTTTCTGCACTGACTTTCTCATCACCAAGATAATCTGTAACAATATCAGCAAGTCGTTCCCGACGTTGTTTTGCATAAAGATCAGTCACATTTGTCACCTTTGTTAAATTGTTTACGACATTTTTTCAACTCTTTGAGTTCTCCTTTGATCATTTGATATGCCTCTTCGGTAGAGATTTTACCACCCATTTCCATGGCAGTATAAACTTCTACTCTAGTGCCAAAATGTTGGAGTGCTCTCTCAAAGCAATCTAGTTCTTCGTACATCAATACAGATTTTCTTCTTGTTCAGTAAGAATAACACAATCTGACGTAGGATAAGCAACACAAGTCAAAACAAATCCCTCGTCCATTTGATCATCATCCAAGAATGATTGATCACTCTGATCAACTGTTCCACTTTCAATTTTACCAGCACAGGAAGAACATGCACCTGCACGGCAAGAATAAGGAAGGTCTACACCTGCTTCCTCAGCAGCATCAAGAATGTACTGATCATCTGCACATTCGATAGTTTGTTCACCTTCAGAAGTTTTCAGAGTAATAGAATAAGTCATTCGTTTGTTTTATGGTCATGGAAATTATATATCACAGGATGAATCTTGTCAATCTGTGCTTGGAGACTCGTTTCAGTTTCAAGAATTAAGTCTTGCAATTCACGGTTTTCTCTCTCTAGTTCATCAACTCTAGTTTGAAGTTCAATAATTCTATCTGCAAGATAAAATGCAGATTCAGTATTTTTTTCAGTTGGAGCAAAAAACTTTTTAATTAAGTTAATCACTGTAGTAAGTGCATACTGAACTATGTATCAGCTATTATACTCAAATACACCTGTTGTGGTATCAGTTGGAGGAATGTTGTTGTTTTTGTTAAAACCAAACGGTCCTTCTTTTTCCTCTAATGCAAGTTTCAGTGCAACACCACCGATTGCTTCCATACATTTCAAGATGTCCTCTGTCTTAGCACCTTCACCAAGTTCTTTGGCAATGTACCAATACTTTGGCCAAAATGTTTCACCTGCTTTTTGATAGTCCTCTAACGTAAGAAGTTTCATTTACCCACTCCATAATCAGGTGCTTTCAATTCAAGTTCACGAATATCATCATGAAGACGACTGACTGCATTTGTTTTGATAGTTTCATGCAGTTTTGCTACTGCTTTCCGAACTTCATCAGTATCATCCCACTCAAAAGTGTCACCCGACTTAGTTACAAATTGTTTGATTGTCATAGTTTTCCTCCTACTACTCCATCGTTAATTACTTTAGTGTATTCATCAAGTGTTCTGTCTTGTATACACTTAAGGTGCCAACGAGACATCTCCAACACTGATTTTTCAGTGGGTCCAGTGATAAAATGCTGTCCCAATGGTTCTTTCAAAATAGATGTGTAAAGACCGAATCGTGTCTTCTTAATGTAAAAAGCATCATCAATCCACTTAACATCATCAGGAATATCTTTCTCAACTGTACCACCGAATGATGTGGCAAGTTTAGGACTTACCTTTTGTTGAGTTTCATTTTGTTGCGTCATGTTTGTTTAGATTTGAAAGTTGCCTCTCTAGTTCATGTTTAATTGTTGAAAGGTTATTGTAAATATACACCTTCCATTCATTGTCCTCAGTCAGTTTAACAATGCCTTCAACATGTGTCAAGGCGAGTCTCAACTTTTCTTCTTCAGACATTATTTGCGTTTTGCATTGCTAGTAAAGTTTCCAGTGGGATCCAAGATGGATGTTCGTTTGCGAACTGCACCTGAACTTCTGTTACTTTTTTTTGTTGTTCCAGACTCCACACTTCTCTTGTGTTTTTTACTGGACTTAAGGGATTTGCCATCACGGTTCGATACTTTGTAATCTTTAGGTTTCAGTTTATATCTATCCAGGTATTTCTGCAAGTGTTCTTCACACTCAAAGTGACATACTACATCTTTTAGGTCTAATCTCCACGGAAATGTTTGATGTGGAAATAAAACATTAAAGTTGGGATCAAGAATAGAGGATCGAATCACTCAGATGCCCTCCATTCTTTACGCATACTTTGATACTCAGGATCATATGCTGCCTTATCACGAATCACTTTGAATACTGCTGCTGCTTTTGCTTTTTCATTAGAAAGTGCATCAGGTTCTTGTGGTAATACTGCGACACCTCCACGGTTGCCAGTATGATAATAAGGAGGTTTAGTTGTATATTTTCTACCACTTTTGTGGTTTGCATAACGTCTTGCTCTGGTGAATCCCATCTCTAGAAACTTACGGCACATATCTGCACCGATAAAATCGTCTTGCTCCAGATACTCAAGAAACATTGAGTAGATTTTGCTTGATGACTTCTTTGCAGTTTCTACATCTCTAAACCGCCAATGTTGACAAATAATGTCTGTATAAGGCCGTACAATAAGAACACCCTGTTCCCCTCTGCCAATGCGATACTTTCTTCGATTGTTGGGTTTTGTAAAATCCAGAGTTTTGTAATCAAGTTCATAATCAAACTCTTTCATTACTCGTCAGTCAAATGATCAGCACAAGAAAGTGTATCACAAGGAGGACATTCCTTCTGACTCTCCAGTGCTTCTTTGAGAGCATCTGTCACATTCTCTTTGAATGAACGATAAGGAATGAAAACATCATCATCCTCGGTCTTGTAGTCCTGGTGTGTCTCTTTGAACTGACGATCTACATCATACAGAAGATTTTGTACGATGTCATTGATGACTTCCAAGGTCTTTGGCTGAAGTGAGTGCCACTCAAAACCAGGGAACATATCATCTTTGACACGATTTAGCAGTGCTCTCCTACAATGCCACTGACTATCAAAGATTTGTGTAAATGCTTCCCAATCGTGTTGGGATTTGAAATGTGGGATACTCATTTGTTCTTCTCACAATAAAGGAAATACTTGTACTCTGCCACTTGATGTGGTGCGTATCTTACTACATCACACTCTTTATACTTATCAACCACTTCAAATGATCCTTCGTTGATTGATTCACTATTACTACCAACAACCATCGCAATCACTACAAAAGCAAAGACAGTGATGGCAATACTAAATGCCATACCATTACGAAACTCATTAGTCATTTTGTTTCCTCACAGGTTGCATAGGTAGACGACCACGAAGATTGTAAGGGTCAGCATCTTCAGGCACATTATTGTATTTCAAGTCCATGATAGCATGAACAAGGTCAATAATGGTAGGGTTCTTATCAAGATACTCACCATCACGATCTACTGGTGCTGAATTATTACAGAATACCTCATCCCACCAGTCTGCTATGATATCATAAAGTTTCTGTTCTTCTTCAGTCACCTTTCAACTCCATGTAATCTCTTGAGGCATAAAACAACTCATCACGCCAGTTACGACCAGCAATGTCAAAAGTAAATCCCAACTTACCAAGAGAGAATAAGAATGAGAATAGTTTACCATATCCCATAGAGATTTGAAGATAAGGAAACTCAATCCAATTACCATACTCACCAACATCAAAAGCCACCTGAAGTAGGGAATATCTTTTGGTTGTGAGCACAACCATATAGTATTCTGTGCCATAGTCCTCACGGACACCAAATTTAATCAATGACACTTCCATCTTCCAATACTGTACCCATAGCACCTTTTTGAAGTCGAGCAAACTCTTCTTCTGTTTTTTTCCAGTCCTCAAACTTCTCACGAAGGTCTTCATCCATCGTGATTTCATACTCCTTACAGACCTTACGCTGCTCTTCTTCATTCACCATATCATTGAATACCAATGACATAGCACCAGAACGAATAGAACAGGGAGACATACCCACACACAACATAAACTTCTCAAAGAGTTTGAAGTATTGGCGGCAGTTGAGATCAGCAGCAGGTGCAGTGATCACATAATGCTCTTCAGGAAGCATATCATCATCAACTGTAGATCCAAACCCACTATTGTAGGATCGAGTCCAAGTAGCATCAAACTTCAGTTCAACAGTAGCTTCGTAAGTCATTCAGGTTTCACCAGGGAAAAAGAACCATCTTTGTTATCAATCCATTGTAGCACATCACCTTCTTTCCATCCAAGTTGTTCTATCAACTCATCAGGAAATGTGAGCACCCCATCATCATCAATCGTCAGTGTGGTTTTCATTAAACAAAAAGTCGTTGATGTAATTGTCAGCAAACTCTTGAGAGTAGTAACTCTTCAAGATTCCATGAGCAGGATCATTTGCAGACATATGACGATCATACTCTACATGAAAACCCATAGAACTGTCAATAGGTTCACTCTCAAATAAACAGGACTTATACCGACTCAGAAACAAGTCAGTGGTACTTATGTATTCATCCCAAAAATCTGTTGTATCTTTTTTCAACCAGAATTTACGAGAGAAAAACTTAGTCAGATCATAGAACTTAGAGTTGTCTTTATCTCTATCTGGCATGTCACCAAGATAGTTTAGGATATACTTTTGTTCATACTCATCACCAGATCTTACGGGATGAAAATCTGTTGCGCCAAAAAACTTTTTACCACCAATTCTTAGATACTCTGTACCGAAGATTGGCGTTTCATACTTAAACTCAGGATAGATAACAAGAGTTACAGCAGTGAACTTGTCTTTGATTTCAAGATCACATAAACGAATTCTCCTACATCTATCAGATGTCCAGGCATAACTACGGATTACTGCACAATCATTCTCAACAACAGGATCTAACCAATCAGGGAGATTGTCTGGTGTTAAATTAAAATGTTTGTTGATTAGATCTTTCATTCAAATACAGGAACAATAGGAGGATTCCACTCATCACGCACTGCTTTCATCACATGTTTTGGAACTCCATAATACCCCATGTGCATCCAAACGCAATCAATATAACGCAAATCCTCACGATCCACGTCAAGAGTGAAAGAGTCACAATACTGGACGATATCATAAGGAACCTCAATTTGTTTCCAAGTGATAGGTTCTTCAACAAAAACAGGAACAGTCATCAATACCAACGCTTGGATTTCAAATAATCAAGAACATCCTGACGAACATCCATCAGTTCATGATAACACCGTTGATTGTGAGCACATTGACGCAATGTAGGATCTGGTTTCATAACTGACTCGATAAAGATGTCAAGTCCACGATTCCATTTCTCTTGTTTGGTCTCATTGTCAGTAATACTATTTTGATCCTTCATTAAAACATTCCGGTACAGATTCTTTAATAACTTCTACAATTTCATTAATCTCATCATTTTTGATGTAATCAACTCGTTGTTCGTATCGATACACTCTATCTATTAGAGCATTTGCATCTTTACATGACATGTCAATATATTGAAGTTTGGCAGGAGAAACTGCAAAGAGTAATCCAATTAAACTAATCATTTGATAACCTCTCTAGGAAATTTTTTACCCTTGCGGGCATCAGACATTTTCTTTTTTGTTTCTTCAGATACTACTCTACCACGTTTGCTAGCAGCAATTTTTTCTTTTGTTTCAGAACTTAATGTTCTGCCAACAGATTGTTTGTTGCCAAGCATACGATCTCTGTGACGATTGTGTCGTTCTTGAGTCCATACTACACCTTTACCACCTTCACCTCCATCAGTGAGATTACGAAGAATACCTGTACCATTATCTTTACGGCCAAAAACATTAATCATATAGATTTCATGTTTAAATGCATCTTCTTCAGAAAGATTTTGCTTAAGCATAATAATATTTTTAAGGTTTGTAGGGGCAGGAACAGTTCTTTGACTCTTTCTTTGTGCTCTTTCTTTTGAACCCTTTCCAATATAGTAAGGTGTTCCGTCTTCTCGCAAATATGCGTAAGTGTAATATTCTTTCATCGTAATCAGGGGTATGATTACATATATTTATGATGGGGACTTACATCAAGTTTTATCACCCCTGACTACGCTTGATTGCCCCTTTAATTACTTCACAATCTCCCAATGGTCGTCTGCTGATTCATTCATCCAAAAGAAGTATTTACCACTGATAGATGCAAGAAATACTTTACCGTCTTGACGTTTTTCTACACGACAAGAATGTAGCAAATCCATTTGATTAGCAAATCGATTTTTAGCCTTAGAACTTCTAGGCTTTACAC